ATCGAAAGAGTCCTGCGTGATGTCGGACTCTCCCGTACCCAGGCCAAAGCATTCATGGCCGGGGGCTATGGCGCACTGTCCCTGCGCGACGCTGAGGATGTGGGCTCTGCACTGAATGTACTGAAAAATCTGAACTTCTAATCAGGAGAAATACGATGGCGGTTGATATTAAAGATGTGGAACAGGTCGCGCAGGAACTTCAACAGAAGTTTGACGACTTCAAAGCAAAGAACGACAAGCGCGTTGAGGCGATTGAGCAGGAAAAGGGCAAGCTTGCCGGGCAGGTGGAAACCCTGAACGGGAAACTCAGCGAGCTGGAAAATCTCAAAAGCGACCTTGAAAAAGAGCTGCTTGAGCTGAAACGTCCGGCAGGTGGAGCGCAAAACAAGGTGGCTGCAGAACATAAAGACGCTTTCGTCGGCTTTCTGCGTAAAGGCCGCGAAGACGGTCTGCGCGATCTGGAGCGTAAGGCGTTGCAGGTGGGCACTGATGAGGATGGTGGTTATGCCGTGCCGGAAGAGCTGGATCGCAGCATTCTCAGCCTGCTGAAAGATGAGGTGGTGATGCGCCAGGAGGCCACGGTGATCACCGTGGGCGGTTCCGACTATAAAAAACTGGTGAATCTGGGTGGTACGGCTTCCGGATGGGTCGGCGAAACTGACACGCGTTCCCAGACCGCTACTTCCAGGCTGGGACTGATTGAGCCTTTCATGGGGGAAATCTACGGCAACCCGCAGGCCACCCAGAAAATGCTGGATGATGCCTTCTTCAACGTGGAAGCCTGGATCAACAGTGAACTGGCGACCGAATTTGCCGAACAGGAGGAAATTGCCTTTACCACTGGTGACGGCACCAAGAAGCCGAAAGGGTTCCTGGCCTATGAATCCACCGAAGAGTCCGATAAGGCTCGTGCGTTCGGTAAACTTCAGCACATCGTATCCGGTGAAGCGACCGCGGTGACCGCTGATGCCATCATTAAGCTGATTTACACGCTGCGTAAGGCGCATCGTACCGGCGCGAAGTTCATGATGAACAACAACAGCCTGTTTGCCATCCGTCTGCTGAAAGATACCGAGGGTAACTATCTGTGGCGTCCGGGGCTGGAACTGGGACAGCCATCCTCACTGGCGGGTTACGGTATCGCTGAAAACGAACAGATGCCGGATATCGCCGCCGATGCGAAAGCCATTGCGTTTGGTAACTTCAAACGGGGTTACACCATCGTTGACCGTATCGGCACCCGCATCCTGCGCGACCCGTACACCAACAAACCGTTTGTCGGTTTTTATACCACCAAGCGCACCGGGGGTATGCTGGTCGATTCACAGGCTATCAAGCTGCTGAAAGTCGCTGCTGCGTAATCACTGGTGGGGCGCTGAACGGCGCCCCTGTTCTGACAGGTGAGGGAATCATGATCCTGAAACAAGATCTCAAATGGTCGCCAGACGGTCTGCGTGTTGAAATCATTCGTGCCGGTGAACACGACGACAGGATACTCCCGGCCCGGGTGCAGGAGATTGCGCTTCAGACCGGGTTAGCAGAGTGCGAAACCAGTGCAAAAAGCAATAAAGCGGTGAAAGAGAAAAAATCCACGACCAGTCAAGAGGGCTGAGTATGCTTCTGAGCGTGGAAGAAATTAAAGCTCAACTCCGGCTGGATGAGGATTTTGAAGCCGATGAGCGCTACCTGCAACTGCTGGCCAGAGCGGTACAAAAGCGGACGGAGACGTATCTGAACCGGAAGCTCTATGCGCCGGATGAAACCATTCCGGACAGCGATCCTGACGGACTGCTCCTGCAGGATGATATCCGTCTGGGGATGTTGATGCTTATCAGTCATTTCTACGAAAACCGATCTTCCGTCACGGAAGTGGAAAAACTCGATATGCCACAGAGCTTTGGCTGGCTTGTCGGTCCATACAGGTACTTTCCACAATGAAAATTCGTCAGGCGCAGACCAGCGCAACTTACATATTGCCTGACCCCGGCGAGCTGGATAAACGGATAGCGATTCGCCTGCGTGTGGATGAGCCGAATGATGATTTTGGCGTGTCCCCCTCGTATCCGGAGGAAATCCGCACCTGGGCGAAGATGGCCCAGCCCGGAGCGGCGGCCTATCAGGGCTCCGTACAGACGGAAAAAATCGTGACGCACTATTTCACGATCCGCTGGCGCCGGAATATTACCGCCGATCATGAAGTGTTCTGCGACGGGCAGGTTTACCGCATCCGGCGCATACGCGACCTGAACAGCAAACGTCGTTTCCTGTTGCTCGAATGCGAGGAACTGGGCACTGAACGGGGAGAGGGCTATGCAGAACAAAGCGTTTTTACACGTTGATTTTGAACAACCGGAAACGCTTGTTTTTAACCGGGCGCGTTTGCGCCGGGCGTTTGTCAGTATCGGGCAGGTACATATGCGTGATGCCCGCCGCCTGGTCATGAAGCGGGGGCGTTCCGGACCCGGCGATAATCCTTCATACAGAACGGGAAAACTGGCACGCTCCATCGGGTATTACGTTCCGCGGGCATCCAGTCGCCGTCCTGGATTGATGGTGAAAATTGCCCCTAATCAGAAGAACGGGGAAGGGAACCGCCCGATCTCAGGCGCATTTTACCCTGCATTTCTGTTTTACGGTGTACGGCGCGGCGCAAAACGTAAAAAAGGGCATCACCGGGGGGCCTCCGGTGGCAGCGGCTGGAAAATTGCTCCCCGCAACAACTATATGGCGGAGGTTCTGGATAAACGCCGCAGCTGGACACGTTATGTGCTCTCCCGCGAATTGCGAAAATCACTCCGTCCTCAGCGAAGGAAGAAAAAATGAAATTAACCCCGATTATTGCGGCACTTCGCAGCCGTTGCCCTCGGTTTGAAAACCGTGTGGGTGGCGCAGCGCAGTTTAAAGCGATACCGGAGGCCGGAAAGCTCAGACTACCAGCCGCGTATGTTGTGCCAGCCGAAGACGTCACGGGTGAGCAGAAATCGCAGACCGACTACTGGCAGGATTTGACGGAGGGTTTTTCCGTCATCGTGGTACTCAGCAACGAACGGGATGAAAAAGGGCAGTGGGCTTCTTACGACGCAGTTCACGACGTCAGGCAGGAAATCTGGAAGGCGCTGCTGGGGTGGGAGCCGGATCCGCAGGCGCATGAAATTCAGTATGCGGGTGGGATGCTTCTCGATCTGAACCGCCACGAACTGTATTACCAGTTCGACTTCACGGTGAAGTATGAAATTACCGAAACAGACACCCGCCAGCAGGATGATCTGGACGGCCTGCCCGACCTTAAAACGCTCAGTATTAATGTTGATTTTATCGAACCCGGTACCGGGCCAGATGGCGACATCGAGCACCACACCGAAATTACATTTCAGGAATAAACCATGTTTGTGAAACCCGCAAAAGGGCGATCGGTTCCCGATCCGGCCCGTGGCGACCTTTTACCTGAAGGAGGTCGAAATGTTGATGAGAATAACTACTGGCTGCGCCGCGAGGCCGCTGGGGATGTCCGGCGCACGAATAAAAAGGTGAAAACAAATGGCGATTAGTTTTAATTCCATCCCGTCAGATACACGGGTTCCGCTGTTTTATGCCGAGATGGATAACTCGGCGGCAAATACCGCCCGGGACAGCGGGGCATCACTGCTGATTGGTCACGCCAGCAATGATGCGTCAATTGCCGTCAACAGTCTTGTTCTGGTGTCATCGGTTGATTATGCCCGTCAGATTTGCGGTGCCGGAAGCCAGCTGGCCCGTATGGTCGGGGCGTACCGTAAGACCGATCCATTTGGCGAACTGTATGTCATTGCCGTACCTGAATCCACAGGCGCGGCAGCAACCGTCGCTTTGACGGTAACTGGCGAAGCGACGGAAACCGGAACGGTGAATGTCTATACCGGCCGAACCCGCGTTCAGGCTCCCGTGACCAGCGGTGATGACGCTGCGGCGGTGGCTGTGAGCATTAAGGATGCGGTCAATGCAAACCCTGATCTTCCCTTTACGGCAACATCAGAAGCGGGGGTGGTGACACTGACTGCGCGCCACAAGGGGTTATATGGAAATGAAATTCCGGTCACTCTCAATTATTACGGCTTTGGCGGTGGGGAGGTGTTACCGGCGGGTGTGAATATTACGGTTGCCAGCGGCGTGAAGGGGGCTGGTGCGCCAGCTCTTAACGACGCGGTGGCAGCGATGGGAGATGAGCCGTTCGATTATATCGGCCTTCCGTTTAACGACACGGCATCGGTGAACACGATGGCAACTGAAATGAATGATTCCAGCGGTCGCTGGAGTTATGTCCGGCAGTTGTATGGTCACGTTTATACGGCGAAGACGGGGACTCTGTCGGAGCTTGTGGCCGCGGGTGACCAGTTTAACCTGCAGCACATCACCCTGGCGGGCTATGAGAAAGACACCCAGACGCCTGCTGATGAACTGGCTGCAAGCCGTACTGCCCGTGCTGCGGTTTTTATCCGTAACGATCCGGCGCGCCCGACCCAGACCGGGGAACTGGTGGACATGCTGCCGGCACCGAAAGGCAAACGCTTCACGACGACTGAACAGCAGACGTTACTTTCCCACGGTGTGGCAACGGCGTATGTGGAAAGCGGCGTGCTGCGTATTCAGCGGGATATCACGACGTACAGGAAAAATGCGTATGGTGTGGCGGATAACAGCTACCTTGACAGCGAGACGCTGCATACCAGTGCTTATGTGTTGCGCCGTCTGAAATCTGTTATTACCAGTAAATACGGGCGCCATAAACTTGCTAATGATGGTACGCGTTTCGGGCCTGGTCAGGCCATTGTCACGCCTGCCGTTATCCGTGGTGAGCTGGGATCAACATATCGCCAGATGGAGCGGGAAGGCATCGTGGAAAACTTCGATCTGTTCCAGCAACATCTGATAGTTGAGCGTAACGCGAACAATTCGAACCGCCTGGATGTGCTGTTTCCGCCTGATTATGTCAATCAGTTACGTGTGTTTGCAGTGCTTAACCAGTTCCGTCTGCAGTACAGCGAGGAGGCTGCATAATGGGAAAAATTGCGGGAACAACGTATTTCAAAATCGATGGACAGCAACTGTCGGTAACCGGAGGGATTGAAGTCCCCATGAACACCAAAGTTCGTGACGACGTGATTGGCCTGGATGGTTCCGTTGACTACAAGGAAACCAGCCGGGCACCGTATACGAAGGTGACCGCCAAAGTGCCGAAAAACTTCCCGGTCGATAAAATTACGTCTTCTGATGTTATGACCATCACATCAGAGCTGGCAAATGGTCAGGTGTATGTTCTCTCAAACGCCTGGCTGCACGGCGAAGCCAACCATAACCCGGAAGAGGGCACCGTGGACCTTGAGTTCCACGGTGAGGAGGGATTTTACCAGTGATAAAAGAACTTGTGCTCAAAAAGCCGATTATGGCGCATAACGAAAAGCTTCATGTGCTGGAGCTGCGCGAACCGTCCTACGATGAAATCGAAGCCATTGGTTTTCCGTTCACCGTTTCCGGTGACGGCGGCGTCCGGCTGGACAGTTCGGTTGCGCTGAAATATATCCCTGTGCTGGCAGGTATTCCACGCTCCTCGGCAGCGCAACTGGCAAAACTGGATATTTTCAAAGCCTGTATGTTGATCCTCAATTTTTTTACCCGGTCGGAGACGGAGGAGGACTCAGAAAGCGAGTCTACAACACCGCATACTTCTGGCGAATAAACCCCCTGGAGCTCCGGCGGGCGGCGATATCCGATTTTCTGGAGCTGGAGTCGGAGGCTGTCCGTATCAATGAGGAAATGAAGCATGGCTGACAGTTTCCAGTTAAAGGCCATTATCACTGCCGTTGACCAGTTATCGGGTCCGCTGAAAGGGATGCAGCGGGAACTGAAGGGATTTCAGAAAGAAATGGCCGGGCTGGCGATCGGCGCTGCTGCTGCCGGGACCGCTGTTCTTGGGGCGCTGGCGCTGCCCGTGAATGCTGCGATCGGCTTTGAGTCAAAAATGGCTGACATCCGGAAGGTGGTTGACGGCCTGGATGATAAAAAAGCATTCGCGCAGATGAGTGACGATATCCTGACGCTGTCCACACAGTTACCGATGGCGGCGGAGGGAATTGCAGAGATCGTGGCGGCGGGCGGTCAGGCAGGCATTGCCCGCGGCGATTTGATGCAGTTTGCGAACGACGCAGTGAAAATGGGTGTGGCGTTTGATACCACTGCCGAAGAGTCCGGTCAGATGATGGCGCAGTGGCGGACAGCGTTCAAACTGACGCAGGAAGACGTGGTTGTCCTGGCCGATAAAATCAACTATCTGGGGAATACCGGCCCGGCAAATGCGAAGAAAATTTCTGATATCGTGACGCGGATTGGTCCGCTTGGCGGTGTTGCCGGAGTGGCATCCGGCGAAATTGCCGCGATGGGCGCCACCATTGCCGGGATGGGGGTTGAATCGGAGATAGCCTCCACTGGTATCAAAAACTTCATGCTGTCGTTAACCGCAGGTAATTCGGCAACCAAAGCCCAGAAACAGGCTATGGCTTTCCTGAAGCTGAATCCCCGGAAACTCGCTGAGGATATGCAAAAGGATTCGCGCGGGGCCATGCTGAAGGTGCTGGACTCGCTCGCGAAAGTGCCAAAAGCTAAACAGGCCGCCGTCATGAATGCGCTGTTTGGCAAGGAGTCACTTAGCGCGATTGCCCCGCTGCTGACCAACCTGGATTTGTTACGCACCAATTTTGATCGTGTGGCTGATGCCCAGGAATATGGCGGCTCGATGCAGAAGGAATACGCATCCCGCGCGTCCACAACAGAAAACCAGCTGGTTCTGCTGAAAAACAGCGTCAATGCGATTTCGGTAACGCTGGGCGATACCTTCCTGCCCGCCATTAACGAAGCTGCAGAAGCGGTCATGCCTTACCTGGAGCAGCTCCGGACATTCGTTCGCGCGAATCCTGAACTGGTTCAGTCTGCGGCGAAGTTCGGCGCGGCGCTGCTGGCTGTTGGCGTATCCATTGGCAGCCTGTCCCGGGCTGTCAAAATCCTGAACAGTGTCATTAATCTCTCTCCGGCGAAAGTCGCCATTGCGGCGCTGGTGGCCGGCGCTATGCTGATCATTGAGAACTGGGACGATGTTGCTCCGGTGATTAAGGCGGTATGGCAGGAGGTCGATAACGTTGCGCAGGAGATGGGCGGATGGGAGACGGTGATTGAAGGGGTTGGTCTGGTTATGGCTGGTTCTTTTACCGTCAGGACCATTGGTGCCCTGCAGCAGTCCGTCCTGCTGGCCGGACGGCTTTCCGGTCTGCTGGGTAAAATTGGCCGGATGGGGGCCATGACGCTGACAATTGGCGTGGCGGTGTCACTCTTTAAAGAGCTTAAGGATCTGGAGCAGGGGGCAAAGGATGCGGGTATGGATGCTGGCGCATTCGCTGTACAGAAGCTGCAAACGAAGGAGCGTGAACGCGGGTATAACGGTTTTATTCCCAGACTCAAAGAGCTTCTTGGTATGGACACCCCGATTCCGCAGGGGCGTTATCAACCTTATGTGCCACTGACCCGGCGTTCTGGCGTACTCGAGCGAGCTGTCCCGCCATCAACGCAGCGCAGCGAACTCAAAGTGACATTTGAGAATGCACCACAAGGTATGCGTGTGACTGATATACCGAAATCCGGTAATCCATTGATGAACATCAGCCATGATGTGGGTTACTCACCCTTTCGTACATCACGATAAACCTGCTCCGGCAGGTTTTCTTATGGGGTAAATATGGCTTTTTTCTCCTCAACTGGCTGGCGCGGGCGCCTGCGTGATGCATCATTTCGTGGAGTGCCTTTCTCCGTTGAAGATGATGAAAGCACCTTTGGACGCCGCGTACAGGTACATGAATATCCGAACAGGGATAAGCCCTGGACGGAGGATTTAGGTCGCGCCACGCGCCGCCTGACGATAAATGCTTATCTTGTCGGTGATGATTACGCAGACAGGCGGGATCGTCTTATTGGTGCCATTGAAACCGCAGGCCCTGGTACGCTGGTCCATCCGCAGTATGGCGAAATGCAGGGCAGCATTGACGGACAGGTCAGGATCACTCACAGCAGTACAGAAGGGCGCATGTGTCGTGTCTCCTTTCAGTTTGTGGAAAGTGGTGAACTTTCTTTTCCGGTGGCAGGAATGGCAACGGCGAAGCGCCTGGAAACATCAGGCGGGCTTTTCGACGATGCGATTGACAGTATGTTTTCCACATTCTCGTTGTCAGGTATTTCTGATTTTATCCAGAACGATGTCATTGCCGATGCTGCCTCCATGCTGGGCGATGTTGCCGATGCTTTCAGGATGGTTGATTCCGGCGTGTCTGCCGCAATGCGGCTGTTACAGGGGGATTTGTCTGTCATTCTGATGCCACCGAGCGCCGCAAGTGATTTCGTTAACGCACTGCAAAAAGCCTGGCGCTCAGGTGACAGGCTCAGAGGCAGTACATCGGATCTGGTCACGATGATAAAAACGATGTCAGGTATCACCCTTGATCCCGGTCTTTCCCCCCGTGGCACCTGGCCCACTGACTCCGGATCTGCTGCGAAACAGAAAATGCAACGCAATATGATCGCAGCCGCCATCAGGACAACAGCCATCAGCACAGCCGTCCACGCCGTGACAACACTGAAGCAGCCGCGTGATGTACCTGGTGCCCGGGGCGTAAATCAGCCTGCAGGAACAGGCCGTGACTCAGACATTATCACTGTCATGCACCCGGCGCTGGATGGTGTACAGACAGTCAGTAATGGCAGCTTTCCACCGAATTATGAAGATCTGAAAGCTATCCGGACCGCGCTCAATGCTGCGATTGACCAGGAGCAGTTGCGTATCCGGGATGATGTGCTTTTCCAGCAAATTTCCGTTATGCGGACGGATCTCAATCGCGATATTTCTGCACGACTGGCACAGGTTGAACGTACTGCATTGCGAACGCCTGATGATGTTCTGCCTGCACTGGTACTGGCTGCAGCCTGGTATGACGACGCCGGGCGGGAATCTGATATCCTCACTCGTAATCCCGTTCCCCATCCAGGATTTATCCCGGTTGAGCCGCTGAGGGTTCCGGTACGATGAATAATACGGTTTTTTTACGCGTCAACGGGCGTGACTGGGGAGGATGGACGTCAGTACGGATAAGTGCGGGCATTGACCGTATTGCCCGGGACTTTAATGTCTCGATCACCCGGCAGTGGCCTGGTGGAGAAGACGTACCGCCAGTAAAAAATGGTGACGCTGTTGAGGTACTCATTGGCGATGATTTAGTCATTACCGGCTGGGTTGAGGCGTTGCCACTACGTTATGATGCGCAGACCATTATGACGGGCATTGTCGGGCGCAGCAAAACGGCAGATCTTATCGACTGTTCTGCATCGCCTGCACAGCATAACGGGAAAAATTTATTCCTGATCGCCAGCGCACTTGCCCGGCCATTCGGCGTGAACGTTGTTGATGCAGGCGCGCCGGCAGCCGCCGTTATTGAGGCTCAGCCGGAACATGGTGAAACGGTTGTGGACTGTCTGAACAGGTTGCTTGGACAGGCTCAGGCGCTGGCATATGACGACGAACGGGGACGGCTGGTTCTCGGCAGGCCGGGCAGTATGAAAGCAGCCACGGCACTGGTACTTGGCGAGAATATTCTTTCCTGTGATACCGAGCGTAGTGTTCGCGAGCGTTTCTCCAGTTATCTGGTTACGGGGCAGCGTCCTGGTACGGATGACGATTTCGGCGAGGCAACCATTGCTGCTATCCGGCAGAGTACTGGTGATGCAGGCGTCACGCGGTATCGTCCCCACACCATTCAGCAGTCAGGAACTGCCACAACTGACAGCTGCAAATCACGCTGTGAATTTGAAGCCCGTCAGCGTGCGGCGAAAACGCTGGAAACCACCTATACCGTACAGGGATGGAGACAGGGGAATGGAGAATTGTGGAAACCGAACCAGGCCGTGGTGGTGTATGACCCGCTGAACGGTTTTGACAATGAAACGCTGGTGATCGCCGAAGTGACGTACAGCCAGGACAATAACGGCACCCTGACCGAAATCCGGGTGGGGCCTGCGGATGCTTATCTTCCTGAACCATTCAGGCCGAAAGCGAAGAAAAAAGTCAGTGAGGAGGCGGATTTCTGATGGCTAACCATCCTCTTCAGAACATGGTAACGCGCGCAGTCATTACCGCGATTGATACCGTCAGAAAATGCCAGACTGCCGGACTGAAACTTATTGCCGGTGAAAAAAAAGAGAATGTGGAGCATCTTGAACCTTACGGTTTCACCTCTGCAGCACAGAATGGCGCAGAAGCGGTGGTATTGTTTCCCGGCGGTGACCGTTCGCACGGAGTGGCTGTGGTTGTGGCTGACCGCCGCTTCAGACTGAAAGGGCTGGCGCGCGGGGAAGTCGCGCTATATGACGATCAGGGGCAGTCGGTCACATTAACCCGCGCCGGAATAGTGATAAATGGCGGCGGAAAGCCAGTTATTTTCACGAATGCCACTAAAGCACGTTTTGAAATGCCGATCGAATCCACTGGCGATATCAGGGACAACTGTGACAGCAGTGGAAAAACGATGGCTGAAATGCGCACGACCTATAACGGTCATACCCATAGAGAAAATGGCGATGGCGGCGGTATAACCGATAAGCCTGGCCAACCCATGAGCTGACATCATGATCCTTTATGTTAATGGAATCCGTAAGGATGCCACGGCTTCGCTCGACCTTCTGACGCGGGCAGTGGTGATTTCTCTTTTTACCTGGCGCCGGGCGGAACGGGATGACAGGACCCCACAGCCATACGGCTGGTGGGGGGACACCTGGCCTGCTGTTCAGAATGACCGCATCGGTTCCCGCCTCTACCTGCTGAAACGCCGCAAACTCACCAATAAAACGCCGCAGGATGCCCGCGAATACATGCAGCAGGCGCTGGCGTGGATGACAGACGATGGCGTGGCGGCACGTATTGATGTGACATCCGAACGCACAGGAACAGATACCCTGGCAGCTGGCGTGACGATATATCAGCGGGACGGGGTAATTCACAATATTACATTCGATGATATATGGAGCGAACTTAATGGCTGACAGTCAATTTGCACGTCCTGAACTTCCTCAGTTGATTGCAACCATTCGTAGCGATTTACTGACCCGTTTTCAGCAGGATGTTGTGTTACGTCGCATGGATGCCGAGGTTTACAGCCGGGTACAGGCTGCTGCCGTACATACGCTGTATGGTTATATCGATTATCTGGCCCGGAATATGCTGCCTGATATGTGTGATGAGGAATGGCTTTACCGTCACGCTATGATTAAGCGTTGCCCCAGGAAAAATGCCGTATCTGCGAAGGGATTTGCACGCTGGGATGGTATTGCCGGAACGCCGGAGATCCCCGCGGGTACACAGATTCAGCGGGATGATCAGGTTACATTCACGACCCTGCAGACGGTGAAAGCTTCCGGCGGCCTGTTACGTGTGCCGGTTATTGCTGATGTGGCGGGAACTGCCGGTAATACTGACGATGGTACGGCGTTACGCCTTGGCACGCCGATTACTGGTATTCCTTCTACAGGTTACGCTGACACTCTGACCGGGGGGGCTGATACAGAGGAGCTTGAAACGTGGCGCGCGCGTGTCATGGAGCGCTATTACTGGATACCACAGGGGGGCGCTGATCCTGATTACGTCATCTGGGCAAAGGAAATCGCAGGAATAACCCGTGCGTGGACATTCCGCCATTATAAAGGGACCGGCACCGTTGGTGTGATGGTGGCTACCAGTAACCCGGTTAATCCGGCTCCTGGCGACGATCTCGTTAAGGCTGTACGTGACCATATTTTGCCGCTGGCACCTGTTGCTGGCGGCGGACTCTTTGTTTTCGCTGCCACTGAAAAAAGCATTCCGGTAACAGTCGCACTGGCCAAAGATACCCCGGAAATTCGTACTGCCATTATTGCGGAGCTAAATGCGCTGATGCTGCGTGATGGCGCGCCGTCAGGAAAAATTTATGTTTCGCGAATCAGCGAGGCGATAAGCCTTGCGACCGGGGAAGTGGCACATCAGCTGCGTGTGCCGGCGGCAGATGTGGTACTGGGAAAAACTGAACTTCCTGTCCTGGGGAATATAACCTGGGCCACCTATACCGGGGAGAACGGATAACTATGGCGTTGCAGGACGAATATACGCAGTTACTTTATCACCTTCTGCCGGAAGGACCTGCCTGGGACGGAGAAAATCCACTGATTGAAGGGCTGGCGCCGTCGCTGAACCGGGTACATCAGAGAGCGGATGAACTGATGGCTGAAATTGACCCGGCCAGAACTACGGAACTTATAGACCGTTATGAACAGCTGTATGGCCTGCCTGATTCCTGTGCACCGGAAGGCGTTCAGACATTACAGCAGCGCCAGCAACGGCTGGATGCAAAGGCAAATGTTGCTGGCGGTATAAACGAGAGGTTTTATCGGGAACAGCTTGATGCATTGGGGTATACCGCTGCCACCATTGAGCAGTTTCAGAATCTCGACAGCACACCCGATCCTGAATGGGGGAAATTCTGGCGTTACTACTGGCGTGTGAATATTCCGGCCGATGCGAACATCAGCTGGCAGACCTGTACAAGCACCTGCGATTCTGCGATCAGAACGTGGGGCGATACTGTTGCTGAATGTGTGATTGATAAGCTTTGTCCATCGCATACGGTTGTTGTTTTTGCTTATCCGGAAGGAAAAGAGAATGCACAGAATTGATACGCCCACCGCGCAAAAAGATAAATTTGGTCAGGGGAAAAACGGATTTACGAATGGTGATCCCGCCACGGGCCGCCGCGCAACGGATCTCAACAGTGATATGTGGGATGCAGTCCAGGAAGAGGTCTGCACTGTTATTGAAGCCGCCGGCATACCACTCAGTAAAGGCGAACATACGCAGCTTCACGCGGCCATTGACAGGCTGATTGCCGAACAGGTTAAAACCCGTCTTGAAAAAAATCAGAATGGCGCGGACATTCCGGACAAAAGTTTATTTGTGCGTAATATCGGAGCGCTTCCTGCCAACGGTACGGCTGTTGCAGCGAACAGACTGGCATCACGCGGCGCGCTTCCGGCACTGACTGGTACGACAAGGGGCAGCGATAGTGGCCTGATAATGGGCGAGGTTTACAACAATGGCTATCCGACGCAATACGGAAATATTTTACGTCTGACCGGAACCGGTGATGGGGAAATCCTCATTGGCTGGAGCGGGACAAATGGTGCGCCAGCGCCCGCATATATTCGCAGCCATCGAGATACCGCCGATGCTGAGTGGTCCGAATGGGCAATGCTTTACACCACACTAAACCCACCTCCGGATTCGCATCCAGTAGGGGCGGCGATTGCATGGCCATCTGATGCTACTCCGGCAGGTTACGCTCTGATGCAGGGGCAGTCCTTCGATAAATCTGCTTACCCGTTACTGGCTATAGCGTATCCGTCCGGCGTTATCCCTGACATGAGAGGCTGGACAATAAAGGGTAAGCCCATCAGTGGACGTGCCGTATTGTCGCAAGAAATGGACGGCAATAAATCGCACTCGCACACCGCGCGGGCGCAGGATACTGACTTAGGGACAAAACCTACCTCATCTTTTGATTACGGCACGAAATCGACCAATACCACGGGCAATCATACTCACCAGTTCGGCGGTTATATCAATTCATACTGGGGAGATTCCAATCACACCTCATTTCAGCCTGGAGGTGGTGCATGGACACAGGCCGCTGGCGACCATGCGCATACAGTTTATATCGGAGGACACGAGCACACGATGTATATAGGTCCACACGGACACGTCGTTATTGTGGACGCAGACGGTAATGCGGAAACAACAGTGAGAAATATCGCATTTAATTATATTGTGAGGCTGGCATGATTAAATTAATTCTTTCAGCACCCGTGCCAGCAATGGCCGCGGCTTTTGAACATTCTTTTCAGAATACCGAAAATGTGGAAATTATCCCAGGACCGTTTGATACCATCACTCAGTTTGACTGCATGGTCAGTGCGGCGAACTCTTTCGGTCTTATGGACGGCGGTGTGGATGCTGCTATTACGGCATATTTCGGGTCGCAATTACAGGAACGGGTACAGCAAAATATCATCCGTGAATATCTGGGAGAGCAGCCCGTCGGCAGCGCCTTTGTTATTGAAACGGGTAACAGTCAGCATCCGTGGCTGGTTCATGCCCCGACGATGCGCGTTCCGCTGATAATCGACGGCACCGACGCGGTTTATAATGCAACACGTGCAGCGTTATTAGCGATATTTCAGCACAATAAAAGCGCCGGGGAAGGCAGGAAAATTAAATCAGTGGTATTCCCTGCGATGGGGGCCGGGTGTGGTCAGGTATCTCCGGACAGTGTCGCCCGGCAAATGAAGCTGGCGTGGGATGGTTTTATTAACTGTGCCTCGGAAATTAACTGGCAATACGCCAGCGCCCGTCAGGATGCTGTATTCAGCACAACGGCATACTGTCCGTCAAAGGCGCTTTGTCCGAACGCCAGAACGGAATATATCGGTTTTGGTGATTACAGAACGTATTGCAAAAAATCAGGTAACACCTGCATCAGTCCCCGTCATCAGGTTGATGATATTTATATTGGTGCGCATAGCCATACTGTTTCCCCCGGTACTTATCCCCACAGCCATTACCTGAATACAGAATATTTATCCGGAGTAAAAAATGACGTTTAAAATGAGCGACGCCCCGCAGACAATTAAAATTTTTAATCTTCGTTCAGATACAAACGAATTTATTGGCGCAGGTGATGCATATATCCCGCCGCACACTGGATTACCGGCAAACTGTACTGATATCGCCCCTCCTGATATTCCCTCCAGTCATATTGCTGTATTTGACGCTGAAACCCAAACATGGAGTCTGCAGGAGGATCACCGCGGCGAGACGGTTTACGACACAACAACCGGCAATCAGGTTTATATCTCCGAACTCGGCCCGTTGCCCGAAAACGTCACATCAGTTTCACCAGATGGTGAATACCAGAAATGGGATGGCAAGGCGTGGGTAAAAGACGAAGCGGCTGAAAAAGCAGCGCAACTTCGTCAGGCGGAAGAAACCAAAAGCAGGCTCCTGCAAATGGCATCTGAAAAAATCGCGCCGTTACAGGATGCAGTGGATCTGGACGAAGCAACCGATAAAGAAAAAGCTTCTCTTCTGGCATGGAAAAAGTACCGGGTACAGGTGAACAGGGTTGATACTTCAATCCCCACCTGGCCGGGAATACCATCATGATTGTTAACAATTTATGTTAAATCTTTTTCACTTTAAGATGATATATTTACCTAAATTGCTTGGGGGAAGTGCGAACAATTCGTACCTTTTCTCACAGGGTGAAAACGCTATGACTGCACAAATAAATATTTTAATTTATAAAAAAAGCCCGGCATGTAGATTACGACGGGCTTTTAAGAAGTATTTGACGGGGTTATTCCTCCGTAATTCCCCGTTGCTTCCCCGCTCAGAAATAGGTATGAAAACAGCTGTAACGTCCTGATTCTTATGGGTTTTTTTGTCGAGGTGAGAGGGTTTTAACCTGCGCCCCCGACACCCCATAATGGTTATGAGAGTCCGTAGTATTTTTTCAGAGCCGCTGTTGCTGCTTGAGTTGCAGCAGCTATTCCTATGCCCAAAGTTCCATGGGCTGCTTTACTCGCAATATTTGCCAACCATGTACTAACGGATTGACCATATTCACCACGTTTGCTAGCTATCGGGCCATCTTCACCAATAGCAATTTCTAAATCGTTAACATCAGATTTAGGGAACCCCTGAGCTGAGAGATACTCTTTTAATGATTCAGTGTCGTTTTTTACAACATGGTTATTCACAGAAAATGAGTTTTCATTTCCAAAGTTTATGACAGTATTGTCTCCAAAAATTGAGTTATGGAATAATGAAGACGTGTCGATATTTTTAAGTTTTTCTGTCATGTTTTTCTCATCTGGTATTTCAGAAACTTGATCAGAAAGCTCAAGTATAAAATCAAGTAGCCGTGACCTAACCTGAGTTAAGATGGAGGTAAAGTTGTGTAGCGCGATCTCTTTATAACAGCGTGTTAACTCATAGCCTCTATCGATACCTTTGCAATATTTAACTAACGCGTAATCTAAAGGAATTGGTTGCTGAATAGCGTGGCTATCACCAGCATTGGTTACCAGGTCTTCGATTTGACTGATTGAAAGTCTCACTTCACTGGTAGTAGCATCTTCATGGTCATCTTCACTTAGGTAGCCAATCGGTAACGGAAAAGCTCTATATAGGCGAACGCCGTTGTTCAGATCAGCAAGAATTCTAGTGCCAACAATTCTATAATTGGGAAGGGAAACTGAGTCAGGATAACCGTTTATCTCATGATTTACCCATGCAGCAAGCTCCTTTTTCCCGATAGAGAAAAGAAGGATCTTCGTTTTTATGAGAGCATTTGTTGTGCCTTCATCACCAGTACTTAGTATCTGAATGATTTCTTGCAGTTGGTTCAT